TTCCTATGAGCAGCTAGACAAGCTTCGTAGCACAGTGGCTCTGCTAACGGTGGTTACCGGGCTGAAGGTGTATCGCAACATGGTCATCCAAAGCCTGACCATTCCGCGCAATCCAAAGACGTCAAACGGTCTGCATTTCACTGCGGCATTCAAAGAGATCCGCATAGTACAGAACCAATTTACGCGCGCGCCCAAGACATCGGTGAAGGGGTCGAATAAGAAGATCCATACAGGTCCGGCGACGCCAAAGAAGGAGCCTCAAAAAAAGGTAGAGCAATCGACACTTGACAATCTCTTTTTCCCTGACGCTCAAAGTGGGGTTGCCGGCGATAGCTTGGAGCTAAAGCGCGGCGGTGGATTTCTGGGGAGGTTCTTTTGATCTCCATCCCCATTCGACCGGGTATCTACCACTTTGACATGCAGGTCAACTTGGATGGCGTGACATACACAATGCAGATGCGCTGGAACAATCGCGCCAGTGCGTGGTTCTTTGACATCCTCGACGAGGACGCGCAGAACGTGCTCGCGGCGGGTATTCGCATGGTGGTTGACTTCCCGCTGAACCTATACAAGGCCGACCGCAAGCCGCCGGGGATGCTGCTCGCGATGGATAGCTCGGGCGCTGGCGCTGAACCTGGCGCCGATGAGCTGGGCGATCGTGTGCAGCTGGTCTACTTCTCGAGCGCCGAGCTAGCGGAGATGGGGCTTTAATGGTCGCCGCTAACCGCCTATACGGTCGCCGCTGCAGGGTCACGGTAACGCTGCCATTCGTCAAGGACTACGTGGCGGGTAGCGTCGTACAGGGGCACCAGGACGCACTCGAGGTTAACGGCGGCGACTCGCTCGGTATGCGCATCCAGTTCAGCGTAAAGAAGAACGCAGAGAAGGAACCCAACACGGGCGATATCACCATCAGCAACCTCGCAGAGGCTACGCGCGAGGCATTGACCGCGCTTGGCAAGGGCTCGGTTGTGACGCTCGATGCCGGCTATGAGGGTACGGGCATCGCGCGCATCTTTCGCGGTGACACACGCTCGGTTGACCACGTGCGCAACGGCGGCAACTGGGACACCACGTTCAAGTGCGGTGATGGCGAGCGCGGCTACCGCAATGCGAATGCGAGCGAGTCATACGCAGCCGGCACGCTCGCATCGGACATCGTGGAGCGGCTGGTAGACAAGCTGGCGCTAGGCATCGGCTCGAACATCGACAGCGTGCTGCCAAGCATGACCAAGGTGTTCAACCACGGCTACAGCGTCCACGGCTCGGCCATGCGCTCCCTGGACCGCCTATTGCGATCCATGGGCTATTCCTGGTCCATCCAAGACGGCGCTATCCAGATAGAGCAGAACGGCGCGGCGGCGGTAGAGGATCACATCCCCGAGATCACGCCGACCACGGGGCTCATTGGCTCGCCCGAGATGGGCACACCCGATAAGAAGGGTGCCCCGGCGCTGCTCAAGTTCTCATCGCTGCTCGTGGCCACCAAGCCAGGGCGCAAGGTGCGGCTGGTGAGCAAACGCTACCAGGGATTCGTCACGGTCAAGAAGGTCGACATGCACGGGGATACGCACGGCGGCGATTGGCAGTCTGACATCTACGGGGTCATCAGTGGGAATTGAACGCGCGCCCGAGCTAGCCGAGGTGATTCGCAACGCGATCGAATCGCGGCTAGCGCACGTCAACGTGAGCCTCCCCGCGCGCGTGGAGAGCTTCGACGCGACCACGCAGAAGGTGAACGCGAAACCGCTCGTAATGAGCTTCTACGTTGACGAGGCAGGCAACCGGCAGCCGCAGGCGCTGCCCGTGATTGCCGGCGTGCCCGTGGCCTTCCCGCAAGGTGGTGGTTACGCGCTGACGTTCCCGCTCGCGGTGGGCGATATTGGCACGCTGGTGTGGTCGCAGCTATCGCTTGACCGCTGGCTATCTGGCACTGGCGCAGAGGTGGATCCCGAATTCGACCACCTGCATGGGCTCAGTGACGGGATCTTCTTTCCAGGGCTGCGCCCCTTCGGTGCCCCACTCGCTGGCGTGCCCTCCGACCATGCGGTCTTAGGGGTGCCTGGGGGCGTGGCCATTCACCTGTACGAGGACCGCGTAGGCATCGGCGGCGATGCCGATTACCTGGCGCTAGCTGCGAAGGTTGACGCAGAGCTTGCCCTAATCGCTACCGGAATCAATACAACGCATACCTACACGGTAACGGGTTCCGTTGCTGCCTCGAGGGCGAAGGGGACCTAATGGCCGATCCTGTTCGCGACTTCCTAGCAGACAGCAACGGCGACCTGGCCGTGGTCAATGGCGACTTTGCCACGGTGGCCGGCGAGGCCGCGGTAGAGCAGGGCATCGGCATACGCCTGAGCATGTTCAAGGGCGAGAGCTTCCTTGACGAGGACGTGGGCCTTCCATGGCTGCAGGACATTCTCATCAAGAACGCTGACCCTGCAGCGGTGCGCGCGCTGCTGAACGCCGAGATCGCATCGGTACCTGACGTCACATCGGTGCTCGGAACCGAGCTCGTGGACGAAGGCAACCGCGAGTCGAGCGTGGCCTACCAAGTCACCACCGTGTACTCGGAAAACCCGCTATCAGGAAAGACGGACACAATCTAAATGCCGATCACATACGGTCTCAGCGAAACGGGATTTCTGGCCAAGCCAACCGACGTGGTTGCGGCCGAGGTTGACACCTCGCTGAAGGGCATTCTTGGCGAGAGCGCGGGCAGCAACGCAGACGGCACCATCCCGCTGAATAGCAAGGCAGGGCAGATCAAGACGCTGCTGGCAGCTGGCATCGGTGAGCTGTGGGACCTACTGCAGGCAATCTATTCAAGCTTCAACCCTGCGAGCGCGACGGGTAGCGCGCTTGACGCCGTGGCGAGCATCACGGGGACGCTGCGCACGAGTGCATTCTACTCGCAGGTGACGGCGACGCTCACGGGCACGCCGTCGACGTCAATCCCAGCGGGCAGGGTGGCCACGGTCACTGGCACGGGCTCGCGGTTCGCATCGGTAGCCGACGGCACGATCGGGTCGCTATCGTCATGGGCCGGCACGAATGGCTACACGGTAGGCGATCGGGTAACGAACGGAAGCAGCCCCGCACGCGCCTATCAGTGCATCACGACGGGCACCTCGGCGGGCAGCGGCGGACCGACAACGACGGCAGCGGACATCACAGACGGCTCGGTGCATTGGAAATATCTAGGCGCGGGCACGGGAGCGGTTGACATCGCATTTAAGGCTGAGGTGGCTGGGCCTATCGCCGCCATTGCTGGCGCGCTGGCTACCATTGCTACCCCGGTCTCGGGCTGGTCCACGGTTACGAACATCCTCGCGGCTGCACCTGGCGATCTCAAGGAGACAGACCCGCACCTGCGCGTGAAGCGCGAGGAAGAGCTTGCAGCTGGCGGCAATGCAACCGAGAAGGCGATCCAAGGCGCTGTGCTTGAGGCAAGCACGGACCTCGGCGACCCGGTCACCGCGTGCTCGGTGTTCTATAACGACACGGGCGTTACTGACGGCTTCGGCGTACCAGCGCACAGCATCGAGGTACTGGCTACGGGCGGCTCTAATAATGACGTAGCGCAGGCGATCCTCGACTCGGTAGCAGCGGGCATCGGCACCTATGGATCGGTAAACGTCACCCGCACTGACGCCTCGGGCAATGATCAGATCATCAATTTCAACCGCCCGACGGCGGTGCCTATCTACGTGCGCGCCGACGTCACCTATGACCCGAAGGCGTTCCCCGTTGACCTGACGGCTGGCGCCATCCTGGTCAAGGATGCGATCGCCACGTTCGGCGGTACGTACAAGATGGGCGAGAGCGTGCGCGCGTCGCACCTCATCGCTGCGGTGTTCGATAGCCCAACCAGCACCATGCAGGGAGCGACGCCAGTGCCAGGCGTGCTCGATGTGACGATCCTGTACATCGACGATGCGCCCACGCCGACCACGGCCGTTACGGTGGCCATCTCGAGGCGGCAGCTGGCTACGTTCGATATTGCGAATATTACCGTGAACCTGCTCGAGGGCGCTCCGTGAGCTGGACCGTAATAGCTCCACTTAATGAAGCGGGCGGCAGTGATTTCTCGCCACCGAAGGGGATCGTGCTCGACGATGGGAGATTCGTGCTCATCGGTCCTATGGGATCCCACACGCAGGTATATGACCCCGACGCTGGCACATGGAGCAACCACGCGGTAAGCGGGTCGGCTGACACGGGGAATTGCGCAGTCATCAAGTTGGAAGACGGCGACGTTCTCCAAATTGGCGGCAGCGGCCCAATTGATACCGTCTACCGCATGAATGGATCCACGCTCGCATGGTCGGCGGTAACGAGTCTGAACACGGCATGTGAGTTTCGCGGTTTCTCTCCGGCGGTTCTGTTGAATGATGGGCGCGTATTCGTAACTGGCTTTAATTGCACCGAGGTCTATGACCCGGGTGATGACACTTGGACAGATACTGATTCGTTCCCTGGTGCAGCGGAACCGCGCAACGCCGCTCTACTTCCCAGCGGTAAGGTTCTCGTCGTCGAATACAATTCAAAGAAGACATGGATATATGACGCCGATGGTGATACCTGGACGGCAACCGGGGATCTCAATGTAACCCGATCCACCAATCCACTCGTTCTGCCAACGACTGGCGGCGCCATCCTGGCAGATGACAACGCCGGCTTTTCCGATGGCACGAACGGCAGCGAGCTATACAACGAGGTAGCTGGCACCTGGTCGCTCGTTAATACGACCAACGGGCGCGGATATTCATCCGGCTGCGCCTTACCAGATGGGCGGGTGATCGTAGTTGGCGGCGATGACGCCGACAGCGGGCTGCCGGTAGATACCGTTGATATCTTCACGCCGGGAACCGGGGCATGGACGGCGCTGTCTGTTTACCCCGTGGCATTCGACGGCCCCACGGGTTGTGGCGTACTCGTTACCGGCGATGTGCTCGTGGCGGGCGGCTATGACGGCGCAGATCTCCTGTTGAGCGCTGCGGTCTTCTCGTTCCCATCGGGCGGCGGCGGTGGCGGAGATGGCAGCGGTAGCGGTATCACGCCAGGCGGCTACGTCTCCGACTGGGCGGCGAAGCTACGCGCGAAGCTGTATCAGCAATTCGCAGACAAGCCGAATTGGATCTCGCTCGCCGAGGATGTCATGGGGCCGCAGTTCCAGGCGGTGGAGGACGCAGCGAATCAGCTCGGCGGGCTCGCTGACATTGCTACGCGCGTTGGCGTGCAGCTGGATACCATCGGCAATATCGTTGGCCAGTTACGAGCGGGATTGATTGACTCGGTCTACCGCCTGTACCTGAGCGCGCGCATCAAGGCTAATAAGAGCAGCGGCACCAATGCGCAGCTCTACGAGATCATCACAGTGCTATTCGGCGCGCTCGACATGGCCATCCGCAATGACACGGCATCGGGTGCGTTTGAGCTGAAGATCAATACGGTCATCACGGCGCTGCGGGCTGCCGTGGCTACCGCGTTTATACGCGATGCGAAGGCAGCCGGTGTGCGGGCTAACGTGGTCTGGCAGGAATCGCCAACCGCGGAGCTGTTTCAGTTCGATAGCGGACCAGGGTTTGACCAAGGCAAATTTGCAGGCGCTGCGGCGGCTGACTAGGAGAGCACAATGAGCAAGCCAAGTGAATATCCGAGATG